AAGCTGATAACCGGGTGAGTTTCACCATCCTGATACACCTGCAACCCGTCAGCCGACAGTTCGGTGCGCGCCCCGTAAAACTCAGGCTCACTATCAGTGCCTTTACGTAAACCGCCGAATACCATCTTGCCCGCGCCGATAATGTGTACCCACGCATTAAACGCCGACGATTCCAACTGCGAGAACTTTAGTTTCAAGAACTCAGCGACCTTAGCCGTCAGACTCTGGCTTGCGACAATGTTGCGCGCCTGAACGCTGTTAGCCGCGAGTTTGCCCGCAGTCACCGCGCCGTCCTCAATCAGCACCGTTCCCGCGTCACCGGCCTTAGCGACCAGTACTTTACCCGCCGCAAGTTCGCCCGCAAACGCCTTATCCGTCACGAGACTTTTCATAAACGCCGTGTCGAAACTGCCCGTAGCCGCGCGCAGCTTGTCAGCCGTCAGTGACGCGACAACCTCACTGCCCACAGGGCTTTTCGCCCACTGCGCGCCGTCCCACACCCACTGCCCGGCAATCACTCCATCGTCGACCTGCCACCACACGTCACCCATCGTCTTACCGTCACGTTCAGGAGCGCTAGCAGCCCGGTAAATAGTGTTCTTCTCGTCAGCCGTATTCTGAGCAGTAACAGCAGCGCTTTTCGCTTCTTCAGCCGTTTTCTTCGCAGCTTCAGCGTTCTGGTTAACTGTATCCACCTTGCCGGACACGGCAGCAGCAGTCTTTCTCGCCTCGTCAGCGTGCCTACCAGCTTCGTCCACCTCGGTCTCGACATACTCCACAGCCATGCCAATGTCGTCAATCGTGCTCTTGATTTCTTCGACCTTAAACGTCGCGTAATTAGCCGCAACACTTGCCGACTCAACCGCCACACGCGCTTCCTCTGCCTTCTTCTCAGCAGCACTAATACTCGCCTCGGCAGCAGTAATCTTCTCGCGCGTCTCCTCAACAGTCTCTTTCACACCATAAGCCGCCTGTTGCGCTTCCCACGCCACGCGCCCAGTCGCACCAACCGGCACAACACTAGACCCATCAGGAACCACGTCAGGCGCGCACACTTGAATCACACGACCAGACGAATCACGCAACAAACGCACACGCGCACCAACCGCGCTAATACCACTCTCACACGGCGCAACAACACTTTCACCCTCCGGCGCACCATTAACACGCACCCGGACAAAACCATTATCCTCAAACGCGACAACAGTACCCCACAGCCACATGTCGGGACGCAACGCAGTCAAATCACTACGGCGACGCTCAGGCAAATCAAGCCACAAGTTTCCACCACTCACCACGCCAACACCTCCACGTCAACCCTCATCGTCTTACCCGGCTCACTAATAGGCATGGAATACGCGCGCACCCTGCCCACCACCGTCTCGCCCTGCAACGTCTCAACACTCACCACGTCACCCACCTCAATACGCGGGTCGCACACAATCTCAAAACGCCGCGCACTCGCCACGCTCACACCATTACGCATATTCCGGTCAGCAGCAGCTTTCACGTCCCCGAACGTCTTAGCGTCATTCAACTCACGCCGATCAATAACCAGCCCATAGCCAGCAACGTCATACGGTGGCGTGTCTCCGCTCACCTCACTGACCCAACGGTGCCCGTCCTTCCCGTCCTTCTGCGACACCACAACCCAACGATTAGGGCGACGCTCCACGCCCCGGCGCGGCGACTCCACCAACAAGTCACGCCCCGAATAGAAAGCGTCCGGGCTACCCGCAGTCCTCCTACGCCACACATGCAAATAACCGTCAGGGCGAACCGCGTAATCAAACCCATAAGCCGCGCACAACTCACGCAAACTCGCGCTACGCGACACACCCCACTGTGTTTCCACACTCACAACAGGGTTATCCGACTCGTCCTCCAACACGCTAGGAATAAACGGCGACAACCGCTTCACCGCGTCCCACAACCGCTCCCCACGGTTAGGCGACAACGGAAACGACAACGGCGCGTCATCAAGCACCTGCAACAACCCCATGCCCGTCACGCGCACGCCCTCTTTGCGTTCCTCAAAAGGGTCAGTCAACACGAACCAGCCGATCTCAGTCTCGTACTCCACGCCGCCCGCGCTCACCACAGCCACAACCTGCACGCGCTGACCGTAATTATTCAACGGCGCATACGGGCTGTCCGGCACGAACTCCGGCGGCGCGACAAACTCCACCCGCTCAGGCACATCACGGTCAGCACTCGCTTCAACAACAAGACCCGACACTGGAATGTCAGTAGCTAACACAGTGCCGCCACGCATACTATTCACGCGCGCAAACACGCGATCAGCGCGCGTCAACACGCGCACATCAGCCCCAGTCCTCACCGCTCCACCTCCGCGACCTTACGGGCAACCAGCGTCGCACTCCACGGTTGCCAACCAGTCCCCAAACGCTCCCACTCACCCCACGTCACGCCAACCGCGCCACGACCACCGCGCGTCACAGCCTCAACAAACCCGGACGGGTCAACCAACTGCCACGACAAGTCCACCCGCGTCTCACCGTCCACACTCGTGCGCGTCCAGTCAGCCCGCTTCACAAGCACGCAACGCGCCCCGCGCGCACCCATAGGCAAACAACCCGGAACCAGCAGCAGAACACTCTGCGCCTCAACCACCTCATGCAACTCGCGCACACGGTCAGGCGAAAACAACCACAACCGCGTCTTGCCCTCAATCTTCGGGTAGTCGAACCGGGCAACACGATTATTAAACAGGCTCACACTGTTCGACAGTGTTTCCTCCTCACCCGTGTCCTCCCACAAGTCCACGGGCACAGTCCTACCAGCCGTGTCACTCACAACACCACCATGCGGCCCGGTAGGACACTCACGCGACGCGCGCACAGTCTCACCGTTAAACGAATACGCAAGCTCCACGCCCATAGGCGCAAGCGGGTCACTACACATCAGTGAGCCTTCGTCATTAAAAGCAACGACACGCTCCCCCTGCCGCAACACTCCACTCCCATCAAGAATGAAACGCAGCACACCATTACGACGGTCAGACACGACACGCACACCCACAGCAAGCACCCCTCACCGGAAAACACGGGAAGGGCGGCCACCAACAGCGGCCACCCTCCCCGCATGTTTATTCACCCCACGCCGCAGCGTGAGCCAACCGCACGCGCCCCGCTCACAAGCGAGACGCGGCAACAATCCGCTCGTCAGCAACCTCACCGAAATAGCCCTCAACCGTGCGACCGTCAACAATCATGTTCACACTCGCCCCACTCAACGACTTCGGATCAACACGAACCAGAACATCACCAAACACTTCATCACTCACATCGTGAGCAATACGCGCCCGACGCTCCCCGCTCGTCAACTCGCCAACAAGCCCACCATTCAACCGCTCAGCGTCAATACTCGCCTGACGCGCAGCAGCAAGCGACGCGACCATCACCAGCCGCGCAGCAGCAGCCGCACGCTCCACGCCGCTCTCAATACCAAGGGCAACACCCTCAGACAAGAACGCGCCAATCTCCATACCCTTACGGGACGGCGAATGAATATCACCAGCCGCACGCGCAGCAGCAACCGCCGAATGAACCACACTCGCAGCAGCAGCAATCACAGCGCCACTCCCCGCACGAATACCACCAGCAATACCGTAACTAATCATCAGGCCGATACTGTACGTTCCGCCCGCCGCCGCATACGCAGCACCCTTAGCGGCACTCACAACACCAGACATCGCCCCCGACAATGCGCGACTACCAGCCCACACGCCGCTCGCCAACTGGACAACAAACAGTCTGCCCACATTCACAAACACGTATGCCCGGGTTATCGCACTAAACGCGGCCACAGTGATAACACCATTCAAACCAGCAACCAGCAAGCCAACACTCGCAGTAACACCGTCACGCATACGGGCAACAACGTGGCGGCCAACCTCCGTGAACACGCTCGCACCATTAATCGCACCATTACGCGCAGAGTTAATAGCCTGACTTACCGTCGTGCTCACAGACCCGCTCGCGTTCGTCACGCCCGAGTTCAAATTGCGAACAATCGCCCCGCCAACAGACGTGAACCCGCTCGCCGCAGACTCGCACGCGCTACTCGCAGCAGTAATCCGCGCCCGGATACTCGTACTAATCGGCCCGGACTCGCCAACACCGTTACCGATCTCAGTAACAATCTGACGGCCAACAGTAGTGAAACTGCGCGCCGACTGTACACCCTCAGCGACAAGCGTCTGCATAACGCCGTCCATCGTGCCCGACACGTCAAGGCTTGCTTCGCTCACGCCTTGCGCGACGTAGTTCACCAGTCGCCGCCCGACCTCAGTAGCGCCCGACAAGTCTGCGCTCACCAGCGCCGTGTTCACTTGGCTCACAACGTCTTGAGCCGCGCTCACCACGCTCCCGCCAGCACCGCCAGCACTCAACAGTCCGGTACTCATGCCCTGCGCCAATTCGACACCAGTGTGAACACCGTTACTGTTCGCGATATTGCTCAAAATGAGAGACTGCCCGTTCAACAAGTCTGTGACACTGTTCGAGATGTTGGACTTTTGGTTAGCCAACTCGACGGCCATACCGTTGCCCAAGTCGAGAACAAGTTTGCCGCCCGCGTCAGTCACCATGTAGCCGTTCGCTTGCACAGCGTCTATAAGCGCGTCCACCGTTTGCGCGCCTAGCACGCTCATACGGGCGTTCATGTCAGGGATAGCGTCAGCAATCGTCTGTTTCATCCCGTCGAACCCGCCCGTGTACGTGGCAGACATGCGCGCAAACACCGATTCAGTGGACGCGCCCATACCGTTCTGCGCGTCAATAAACGACTGCGCCGCGTTAGACAACTCGTCGAACTGGCGCTTACCGTCATCCGTGCCGCTACGCATAGCGTCCACAGCCATTTGCATAACGTCAGCGCCCTGCGGGAGTTGAGCCAACTGTTCAAGGAACTGCGCGGGCAAACCAGCAGCAACAAGGTCAGTCATGTTGTTGCCCAGTTGCGTGAAAGCGTCCACCTGCGACTTCAGTCCTTCAGTGAACTCGCTCAACGACTGCACGGCGTTACCGTTAGCGTCAACAACCGCGTTACCCACGTCCAGAATGGACGGGGCAAGATTGTTCATAGCGTTCACCACGCTACCCGCACTGTCAGCCGTCAAACCGAACGCCGCGACCTGGCTATCCATGTAGGACGTGAGCGCGCGTTGCGTCTCACTGAACCGCGTACTCGCCTCGTTAGCCTCAGCCAACTTCGCCGTGTACAAGTCCTGACTCAACGCAGCAGAATCAGTCATGTACTTCAACAACGACTGCCGATCAGTGGCAAGACCAAGCTCAGACGCAACACCGGCAAGACCAGCTTCAAGCCCCTCCGTGCTCTGCAACTGCCGAGTGAACTGTTCACTAATCGCCGCAGAACCATTACCAGCAGCAGAAAGCCCATCAGCAATCTGTTGGAAAGCGTTAAACGCTTCCTCACCCATTGACGAGGCGTTCTCACCGATCTTCTTCATCGCGTCATTCAACGAATTAGCAGCAGCGCGCGTCTCGTCGGAATACCAAATGAACCTGCCCAAGCGCGAGGGGCCACGCGAGTTCAAATAAGACAACGCTTCTTGACCCACGTTCTTCCCACTGGCCACAAAAGGCGACTTCTCATTCAGCTTCGCAAGCTCAGCTTGAACACGCCTCACACCGTCCTTCGCGCCCGCCACCAGCGAATCCCACGCAGCGTCCATCGGCTTCTGCAACTCAGCCACAGCGCTCTCAACACTGTTCTTAGCCATGCTGAACACAGCGGTCAGACCGGCAATAATCAGGCCGATCTTCGACGCAGACTGCAACACTTTCAGCGACGCAGCAAACCCGCGCACCGCTCCCGACGCGACATTCATAGCGCCCGACAACCCAGTAATCCCAGCTTGGGCAGCAACAGCAGCGTCAACAGCAGCCGTAAGCCCCTTACCGCCACGCAGCGCAGTAATCGCAGCGCCCCAAGCAGCCACGCCCTGCACAGCCGCCGTGAACGCCGCTCCAACACCACGCACCAACGCGGAAACACCAGTCAACACCTTGAACCCGGCGAACGCCACAACAACAAGCTCAACACTGCCCGGAATGCGCGTCACAATGTCCAGCAAGTTAGCCAACACCTGCAAGAACCGCGACGCAACATTACCAAGCGTGCTGAACGTGCTCGCAAAACGCGGGCCGATACGCTCAACAATCCGGCTCAACGGGTCAACAAGACGCTCCGCCGTGCGCGCCAACGTTTCTAACACGCTCCCGACAACAGGCGAAAAACCCCTACCCAAAGCGCCCATGAACTTCAACAACGCGCCCAAACCGGCAGACACTTTAGGCCACACGCCCTGCAACTTAGCTAACCCGTCATCAAGGCCCTTGAAAAACGCATAAAACCCGTTATTCAGCTTCGACCCAGACAGCGCGGTAGCAACACCACTCAACATGCGTCCCGCAGCACGCCCCATAAGCGGGCCACTACGCGCAATCATGCTCGACCACGAATTAAGCATGTCGCGTATAGACGCAGCGCTCATCGACTTAAAGTTCTCCCACGCAGCGCCCATACCGTCAAACACGCGGCTCAACCCCTGCTGGAACCCCGCACTGTGAGTAACCTCAGCCCAACGTTCCAACCCGTCAGCCAGCCGGTCAAGGTGAGCGCCACCATAATTGCGCGCAACCTCGTACACGCCGCCTAACGTCTGGCCAAACGCCTTAGTCGCACGACCCAAATCGCCCAAAGCCTTAATGCCCCGGTCAATCATCGACTGCAAACGGCCAGTACGTTCAGCCGTGCTCAGCCACTCAGCCCACCTATCAGTCATGCGGCCAAGCCACCCCAACGCGCGCTGGAACCCTTGAGCACCATGCCTACCCAAAATGTCCACCACAGTAGCGAAAGCGTCCGTGTGCTTCGTCAACTCGTTCAAACCATCAGCCGCATACCCAAACATGCGGGACAGTGACGGGCGAACAATCGCAGCAAAACTCTCAGCCACACGCCCAAAATGTAGGCCAGCAGCAGCAGACAGCTTCTCCATATTCGAGCGGAACTCAGGGTACAGTACGCCCCACGCGCGCTCAAACGGCTTCAAACCAACGCCCCAGAAAGCGTCAGCCATGCCCTTAGACAAGCCCTTAATGTCATCGTCAAACGACGCGACATGCTCCTTGATCTTCAACAACGGCACAAGGAACGACGCCACCATCATGCCGCCAGCCACAGCAAAACCGGGGCCAACCAGCCCCACCATCTGCACAATATGGCCCAGACTGCCACCAACCGTGAACAAGTGCTTCACCAGTTGCGTAGCGCCCGCAGCCGCAGCAGCAAGACCCGAGGAAATAGCGCCGAACAAGGGCACAGCCTTATCCAAGTTCTTCACCATGTCCCACAGGCGCGTAGTCAAATCGCGCGCCAAACGGTAACCGGACAACGCGGCAAGCGTCTGTTGAGCAGCGAGGAACGTCTTACTATCAACAAACGGCTTCAACTTCACCCAACGGTCACGCGCAAGAAACGCGAGACGCGCACCAGCCACATACCGCGACGAATGGTCAAGGGACAGTTGGAACTCAAGCTCCGTATCGTCCCACTTCTCCTTAAACCGTTTCAGCTTACGCGCAGCCGCCCGCAACTCGTGGTCACTCATGTCAGGGTGAATCTTGAGATCGACACCCAACTCTTGACGCATAGCGCGCCGACGCAACTCATTCTGAATCTCCCCGAAAGCCCGGTCAACGCTCCCGTCCTCAAGCGACGTGTCAGCCTTAATCTTCACCGACAAGTCAGCCCACATGCGCTCACGCACAGTCCGAGTAAACCTACGCCTAAACGACTCAAGCTCGTTCTCGTCAAAATCGGGCTTCAGCCTAATCGAATAGCTCTCAACATCGCGTAAACGTTTCCGCAGCTCCGCGTTAATCGTGTCAATAGCCGCGTTCAACGCGCCACTCGTCGCGTCACGGTCAGGCTCCACCGTGAACTTATAGTTCGAATGCTTCTGGAACTCGCGCTCCATGTCCTTGACCATGCGCGGCCAAGACCGGCTCTCCTCAAGCGAGAACTTCACCTTGCCCGTGTACTCGCGCTCAAACAACCCATCAAACAGTGAGCGCGTCTTTTCCAAACTAGCCTCGTCCGGCTCAACCTTGAACGGGATAGCGCGACGCAACAATTTAGACTGTTCGCGCAGTTTACGCGCAGCCGCACGCAATTCATGGTCCTTGAACTGGAACAGTTGCTTAGCAGTGAACCCGTCCTTACCGTTCAAGTTCTTAAACTCGCGCCACCACTCGTTAGCCGCCTCACGGTTACGGCGCATAGCAATGTTGCCCGCGTCCTCAAGCGACTCGCGCATAACAGCCGCTTGAGCTTTCAAATCGTCAACATCAATACCAACATGAATGTCTTGCGCCTGAGCCTGAGCAAGCCGAATCTCACGCTTCACGTCACGCGCCAACTCGTTAGCCGCCGCGCGCACACCCACACTCACCGGGTCCTGACGGGACTCAACCTCACGCATCTTTGCGCGCAACTCGCCACGAAACAAGCGCGCGTCAGGCCACACCTTAATACCAAGACGGCCAATAGTCTTACTAGCAGCAGGCACAAGAACCACACTCACTCACACAAAAGAAAGGGACAGGAACGCGCCCACAACCAGGCACGCCCCCGCCCCACATGAAAACAACGCAACAACTACTGCAACTTGCTTAACAACGCATGTAAACCCCTCAAAGACCCGTCGCCCTGGACCGTATCCCGCCGCTTAGGACGCGGATAAAACTCCGGCAACTGCTTCAACTCGCGCATAGTAGTCAAAATCGTGTTCTGCACAATCGCGTCATACACGTCCTCGCACACAATAACCTCACGCGACCGGCCAAACTCATCATCAGACCCCACAAGCAACGCCCGCGTCCGACACCCCAACGGCAACGCATACACATACGCGAGCATGACACGCGGGGACGGGGACAACGTGCGGAAAAAGTCAACGAGATCAACCCCGTAATACATTCTCAGATCCGCAACAAGACCCGCCCCCGCCTTGTCAATCAGTCTTGCGAGGGCTTGGCTTCCCCCGGCTGGGACTTATCGAAATACAGCTTCGCAACATACGTCGCTACAGACAAGTCCTCACCAATCGTCTTAATCAGTTCTTCAGCAGCCGTCTTATCGTCGGACGCGAGACGAATCAGGTCAGCAACCATGCTGATCGTCTTACCACCATCATCAGCACCGCCCTCATCATCACTCACAGCATCAAGCAGCTCAGAAAACTCGCTACGCTCACTATTAGACAAGCGCAGGAAGTTACGCAGAACAACATCCCCAATCTTCACTTCAGGAGCTTCCGCGTGAGCATCACGAATCAGGTCATCAACAGAAATCTCAAATGAACCGTCAGCCATAACGTTTCCTTCTCAAGCACGCGCACAATCGCGCAAAGGTGAATAAACAAAACAAGCACACGAAAGGGGTACGCGCGGGACAGACAATGAAACAGCGCGCGTACCCCTTCACATGCGACCATCATTCCCCGAAAGCACCCAAGGACAATAAGGTGCTACTCGAATAATAGCAGATAACGATAACCAAAACCGTTATCGTCAGTGAGAACTCGCAGACGTCGTGCCAGCAAGTTCCTTGATCGACAAGACAGGCGTAATAGCAAACGCGCCCTTAGCCTTATCAGACTTCAGGAACGTGAACTTCAGCGGAAGTTTCGCCAGTTCCTCAGCGTTCGACGCATCCAAGTCACCATTAGCCGTAATATCGACCTTCGGGCCATGAATCACGAACAGGCCGTCACCATCAACCGCGACACCAAGAAACGCCTTCTGAACAGGCGTCGCCTTAGTCTGCTCCCACAGAAGATTAGCCTCCTTCAGCGTGTTAGCACCGAGGAACATCTTGATAGTTTCCTCATCAAACTGGACGCTATCAATCTCAAGCGACCTGATCTTGTCCGACGTGCGCGTGCGCAGCGCGTGGTTCTGAAGCGACCCGAGAGTAGTCACTTCACCACCCTCAGTAGTCAGCTTGAGCGGCGCGTCCAAAGACGTGTGCCCCAGATCCTCCCACTTCGACAGCGTGATAGCGCCGTCAGTCTGAACACCTTTCGCAATCGTCTTAAGATCAGCGTCGGATACAACCGTGTCAACCTCAGCGGTAAAAAAGTGCATACCGTCAACAACGAGGCTCTTAGAATCAATAATTGCCATTAGAAATCACCCTTCACTCTGTAATGAACTCCGATACGGCCCGTCAACAAGAAACGTTCCGTGCCTTGCGGCAAGTCTTGATACTGAACAGGGCCTACCGCGTCAGCCCAGTCAGTCTTGCGTCGCGGCCTCTCCCACGTGCGGAAACCCGTAATGTTAATCCCGTCCTCGATGACCGTCTTGCGTCTAGCAATCCGGTGCATAGCGCGATTAACACTCATTCCGAGATAGAACGCGACACTCGAAGCGTCCAAACCGGACGCGAAACAGTGGAACTCAAGATCAATCACATCGACAGCGCCGCCGTCAGGCGACCAGCCGCCCCCCGGTGTCCTCTCCACAAGAAGCACCGTCGGGTGAATATCCTCAAGTTCTTCCTCTTGAATCCTTGTGCGCACGTCAACAGCGTCGTGCAATTCCGCGCGCAACAAGTCAGGCAGGAAATCTAGCGCACTCAAAAAAGACGCGCTCTCGCGCAATTCGTCAAGCAAACTCACACGCGATCACACCACCTATTTGAACGCGGCGCGCAACGCGCGCACAGGACGAGTCTTGCGACCAGTAGGAACCCTGACCTTACGAACCTTCCCGTCAGCCGTTTTCAATTCCTCAGTGCGGTAAATGTTCCGCCCATACTCAATAGCCGCAGCCGCTTCAAGACCCCGCGTATCATCAAGCCACACGTAATGGTCAACCAAACCCTGCGTGTGCGTAATACGCGAGTGCCCCTGACGGCGGTGCTCCTTCAACACGCCACGCGCCACAGCAGCCCTGGACGCGGCAGCAGCACCAAGTTCAGCCTGAACAGGAGCCATGCGACCAATAATGCGGCCAAGCTCTTGAGGGCTAACAGTAAACTCGAAACCCATCTCACACCACGCTTCCAGCGCGCGACGGTGGACGCGCACGCAACTCAGCAACCCAATGACGAGTGCGCCTAGTCCCCTCACGGAACATCGGCGGAGCAGACAAGTCATACTGACGGCCCTCAAACTCCACGACGCTCCACGGCTTCAAGTCGTACTCAGGGTCAATAAGCGCGCGCACAACCTCATTAGTTAACTGCCCGGCAATCTCAGTACGGTTAGACCTCAACCCCTGCACGCTCATACGAACACGATCAGGGTTATCAAAATCCGGCGTGTGAGCCTTATTCCCACGCGAATCAGTCACGACCCGAGGCGGGAACACCAGCCCATACTTTTCCCGATACCTGCCTACGGCCACGGTGACCACCCCAACCGCATAGGCTTACGCCCAGTAGGCAACAGCACGTAATCTGAACGCTCTAACGTGGACGAGGCGTAGGGCGAATACTGGAAGCTATCAAGCGAATAGAAGTTCCCATCACCACCAGCAGCAGCCTTAATCGTCGCTATCTCATCATCGTCAAAGAACACGGTGCCCGTTTTCTTACGCAAATCCGTGTACTGTTCAGTTTCCTCAGCCGCGCGCGACAACAGAACCGCGTCAACCAGTTTCAAATACCGCACGCAAGCGTTACGAACTTGTGTTTTCACCACGGGCGGCACATGGTCCTTATCCCACGTGGCGCGCCCATAATGTCGGGCAAGGTTAGAAGCGTCCTCGATCACGCTTTCAGCAATGTTCTCTAAGCCCGTGCCAAGCGTCCAATCCAGTCGGGCTTGCAGCTCCTGGACGCTTATCAGCGGGCCAGTGCCCGGCTTAACAAAACCGTCAGCCATACAACCCCCCTACTTCACGCTGTTAACAACTACAAAACGCGCGCAGTAAACGGGGACGCGCCCCGCGCAGGGACGCGCCCCCACCCCGCGAGCGCAAGGCAGCGTTACGCAGCAGGAGACGCAGGAGCCTTAGCAGCAGTAGCGGCGCTACGCTTCGTCAGGCCGAGAGCCTTACCCACAGCAGCAGCGCCAGTACCAGCGTCAGCAGCAAAGTACGAGTCCTTGCCACCCAGCTTCAGGCGCACGCCACGAACCAGATACTCGCCCTCAGACACGGCCTCACGGTCGTTCGCAGCGTCCCAATACAAGATCGGGTCAAGTACAGGCGCGAACCCGTACCACGTGTTCACAACGCTACGCTCAACCATGTACATCGGGTCGTAGTCACGAACCCAGCGCAGGGCAATACCCTCAAACGACGTGGTGCCGCCCTTAACGGAATCAGGCACGTGCGGCGCAGCGTTAAGGAACGCGAACGCGCTACCCGCAAACAGGTAAGCCTCGTCAGACGGCAGATCAAGCGAGCGCACAACGTTAGCGCCCTTCCACTTCGCAATCACAGCGTCATGCAGAGCGCTATTAGCGTTAGCGTCACCCACGTTCGACGCAATGTTGAACGCCGGGTCAGTCTGCATGACAGCTTCGACCTCGCTACCCACAAGCAGCGTGCGCGACGCGGCAGGAACCCCAACCGTGTTCAGAACGCGGTTAGCTTCAACAATGTCGTTCGACAGGTTGCCAGCGGTAGCGCCAACAGTGACCGCATACTTACCGTCAACCATTGCCTTAACCGCACCGTATTCAAGACGGCGAGCGACAGCCTGACACTGCGCGGCAAGCAGCTCACTCCACGCATTGAAATCAAACTCATACTGCTCGTCAGTCAGTTCGACAGCACTGTAAGCGTTACCACCGAACTTGACGGCAACAGTGCGGTCAGAATACTGATCGACCTGAATCGGCTTAGAACGATCATTACGCCACGCATAATCGTGCGCAGCCAGAACGCCGGGAACACGCATGTTCAGCGTGTCAGTGCGCGCACCCTTGAAATCGTCCACGCCCTTACGGGTAAACAGTTTAGGAACAACCAGTTCACGCTCAAGCAGACCCATAGCGGTCGCGACAAGCTTCTCCGGCTTCACAATCTTATGAGGCGTATAAGCCATGACAATCAAACTCCCATCACAAAACAAGACGCGCGCCCCCACTTAGAGACGCGCGTATCCAACAATCCGGTTACTACGACAATCGAGGGACCATCTCCGCAAGTTTGCGGGGGTCATCAGGCAGACCGTCACCAGCCGTGTCAGCACCGTTCACGCCGCCACCGCGACGCTCAACAGGCCGCGACTTACCGCGCTCCCCCATAACCGTCATGAGGGCTTCCGCTCGTTTACGCATATCCTCCGGCGTATCGCCCGACACGAACTCGCTCAACCCGTCAGGAACATCGAACTCGCGCATAACGTCACGGCGCGCAACTTCAAGCCGCAGCTTGTCCTGCTCCGCTTTCTCAGCCGCAATCAGCTCATTCACCTCGTCCACGCTTTTCATGGACTCAGCACGCTTCGCAAGCTCATCGAACGCCACGCGACGCTTCTTATTCTCATCACGCAACGAATGAATAATCTTTTGCGCCCACTCAGGCAGATCACTCACCTCGCCACGCTTAACGTCACCCTCATCACTGCTAAGGTCACGATCAGCCGCACCCTCACCGTCAAGGTCCTCATTTTCAGGTGCTTCATTTTCGTCAGCCACAGTCAGCCCTTCCTCGAAACTCGAAAGGCGCGCGCACCGTCAAGACGCGCAACGCCACTCATAACAAAAGCGCCCGCAACCCCACGCGGGGCACGGGCAAACCGGACAGTGTCTTACTTCCGGTACGTTTTCCAATAGTACGAACGCCACGCCCTCAGCTTCCCAATACCGGTTGCAGCCGACACCGTATCGTTCGCCCGATACTCGCGCTCAAACTTCCTATTCAACGCAAACACGTTCCCCGCTTTCCACGAGCGCTCATGAAACACGGGCACAGACACGCACTTGCAATTCGGGTGAAACGAGTTCCCCCTAGCAGACAGCACCGCACTCTTACTGGACTTGTACACCATGCCGCGCGTCAACAACAACGCGCAAAACGCGCACGGCGTGCCCGTCGTTGAATACCGCGCAAACCCCAGACAATTCCCGTCGGACTCCCCTAAATGCGCCACCGTAGTGCGCGCACCATCAGCCGCGACCTTCTGTGCCGCTGCACCAAACGCAACCCGGTCATAATCCATAGCGCCCTTAGCGGCCACATGCTCCTGCTGCTTGTCCATCGACTGCTTCAAATACCAGAAATCACTCGACTTCCACCCGCTAGACGGCGACGCGACAATCCCGTACTCTTTCACGCGGCGCGACCTATCAACACCCAGGTCGCCCAGCTCAACGCCCGACAGTTTCTCAAACTCGCTAATCACATCACCCGCAGTGACCATGCGCATAGGACGGCGACGAGACTCATCATGACGAACCGTGTACCCCATGTCCAACAGTTTCAACACGCGGTAAAACGCCAACCCAAGCTCGTAGCCCTCACCCCACAACGGGACAAGCGTCTTAATCGACAAGTCCAACAGTTTCTCAGGGCGCGCCGTGTCCCACAATGACATACCCAGAGCGCCACTACGGTCACCAATGCGTTTCACGCCCGCACTATACGCTGCAACAATCCGCTCCAACACGTCACTGTTTAACGCCACAACACACCCCCCTTTTCTAGCTGGACTAGCTCAACACCGCGTCAGCGCGCGGCTCGTCAGCAAACTCGCGAGACTCACGTGGCGCGCTCGAACCAGACATAAGCCACGCCGCACTATCCGTATCCAACGTGTTAAACGGCTCCTGATCTTGCGCCAACTGCGCCCACTTATCCAACTGCGGGCCAGTCACGCCCGGAACCATTGCCCACAGCGCCTTATTAGGAACACCAAGCGTTGCCAGCTTCGTCAACGAGTCCACGCGGCTACTCATAGCCGTGTCCTCAAAGTCACGCCACACCGTTTCACCGTGCTCCCACGAATCATCGTCCTCAGTCGCCCCCGTCTCAACGACACGGCTCACGCGGAACGTGCGCGCCCACGACTGGCCAAGCAGACGTTTCAACTCGCCAATACGCCTACGGAACGACTTTTCCGCCGCGTCCAAAGCGTCAGCAGACAAGTTAGCCATCTGCCCCAACAAGAAGTTCGGCGGCACCTGCGTGATAGCACTGAAATGCTGCACATGCATCCTCGCCGCCTCAATAAACCCGCTCAAATCAGTCGGCTGCAACGCGGTAATACGCGCTTGAGGGGACGCGGTAATCAACGGTGAGGACGGGTTAATACGAACCGGCGCTTTCCGCTCATTACCGAACTCGTCCATCACAGGGTTGCCATTATTATCCTTTATGCTAGGCGTAATAATCCCCGTGCCCACAATCGTGCGGAACGCGCCCTCGCTCTGCGCCGCAAGCATGTTAAACAACGTCTGGTTAAGAGAATCCTGCCACGGGATAAGCGGCTCAACAATCCCCTGGACACGACCCTCACTATCCATCTGCGAATAAAACCGCGTCACAGGGTTATGACCATTACCCCCATGCTCCACGCGCTCCACCACGCGGAACAACTCACCATCATCAAACGCGAACTCGTACCGGAAGTAACGATCCCACCCATACGCGCGCCCCAAAGACACAAGCTCCCCGCCCTCAACCACCGGGCGGCGCGTGATCGTCAACGCAAACAACGCATTATCATCACACAACACGTCTTCAAAAATCATGGCCGTATGCAACGCCGACAACACCCTGATCTGCGGGCGACCATGATAATCACGCTCAACAACCGTGAAACCCTGCCCAAACGCGATAGCCGGACGATACACAAGCGACTGTTTAGCGTCCATATCGCTACGCTTCCACGTCGCCCACTCCTCCGTATCAGTCAGAGAATCACCAGCCGCACGATCACCCACATCAGAACTCTCACCACGCCCACGACGATACCCGTCAACCGCGAGGGTTTGACACATAGCGTTCACCGGCAACGCGCACCAATTCTGCTTAGAACGCTCCATAATGTTCTTCATCTCATCGCGCATACCATCAGGCGCATACGGGTCAGACTGCACGCCACGCAAATAGTTATCGCACTTCTCCAAACGCTCACCAAAATCACGCTCAGCCATGCTGAAACACTCGCGCGCCAACACCAACGCAACACGATCAACACTCACGCTTAACCACCCCACGAACCAAACACCAACGGTGACGCAGACACATCAACCTTCTGTGCCGCCTCCGTCAACTCCACTTCCATCAACGCGCCAAACGCCAACATAGCCGCCGCATACAAATCCACCTTCTTAGGCGACTCACGCGACTCCTTCTGAAACGTCACACCATACGTCGTATCCCGGCGCACAGCGTTCAACACATGCCGCCGCAACGCGCGCGACAACCCATCAGAACCACCATGATGAACACGCTGCTCCAACACCGCGCTCATAAACTGCTCATGCAACCGCACAACCTTCTTTTGCGAACCACGCATATCAAACTCAATAGGCCCACGCTCCGACGCGCGCCCCACAAGCAAATGCCCATAATCAAGCGTCCACTCGTGAATATACGACTCCCACAACGCCACATCAGCGAAAAACCCAACAACCTGATACTCACGGAAAGCCCGATGAACAGCGCTATCAACGCGCTCGCGGTTAACCTCCCAGCCCGTCGACAAGTCCTCCGGTTTCTCTTCCACAAGCAACGGCACAATCAACTGGTCACGGCACCTAATAGCAACAAGCGCCGTCGCGTCATCACTCTTACCACCATCAAAACCAAGACACACGCGGTCACCCGGCTCAAGCGTCTCATCGACACGCAACCGATCCCACTCAGCCGCCTTGTACAGTGAACCCTCCGGCTGCCACACCTGATTTAAATACATGCGGCGAGACTCACTCACAGGCCGCGTAGGGTCAAGCGTAGACAGCCACGCCTTATGCCAATCACACCACACGCTATCCCCACGGATCGCGTTATACACCACGCGGAACACGCGCTCAGTCAAAGGCGTATGAGACGGTGCCTCGATACTGTCATACAACAAGCCCTGATCTAACGCGCGACCCTCAAGAAACCCCTCATACGCCTCACGGTCACGCTGCGCCACACTATCCTCGCCCGGCTTATAAGCGTTCGTAATCGCCACATAACGCGCACCACTACCCTTAGACGCATTACCGTCAATCGTCAGCTTCAACTGGTGACCACGATTAGACGCAAGCCAGTGTTGCGTCTCATTCAACAAGCTGAACGTCACGCGCCCACCCTCAGTAGACCGGAACGACGCCGTTTTCTGGACAATACGAACCGTATTCCCCAAACCGCGCACAATCTCCAACTTCACGTCCATGCCGTAACGCTTACGCATACGCTCACTCACAAGAATCGGGAACATCGTAAACGTGTTCTCCGTCTGCTCCTTCGACAACGCATACAACTCAACCCACGCATTACGACACGGCACGCCAAACGGCACACCGCCCTTCAACCAGCCACCAAAACGGCACGGCCCGAACGCCTCAATCAAACAAATAACAGCAAGAAACGGGTCCTTCCCCCAACCCTTAATCCGCTGCAACACACCATGCCGATAAACAAACTCGCCACGCTCATCAACCGCATACCACCACAACAAGAACCGCAACTGCTCAAGCGTAAACTCAAACAACTCAGTATCCCCAAGCGGCTTCAACCACTCACTACACCAACGCGCAATCTGCCAACCCAACGTGCGCTCAGGCAACACCCACGCGCCCAACTCGTCACGCTTCCACGTCGGCCCCAAAAACAACGGGCGATACTTCTCCAACAACTGCCCGTCAGACAACTCATCGTCAGGAACATCAGCGAAAGGAATACCCTCAACCTCACGGCCAGCAACCTCCACGCCAACAACCCCCTCTACACCGCGCGCAACGACTCAGCGTAAGACTCCATCACCTCATCAACCGGTGACTCCACGCCCTCCTGCGACACCTGCAACTCAATACGCGCGCGCCGCCTATCAGTCTCAGTCACCAACAACCGCTGCAACGCCGAATACAAAATCTCCATCTTCGCCGCACTACCAAACGACTTAATCTGCGGCGGCTTCACAATCGACTGATCCCCCAACTCATCAGCCAACTCCTTCAACGCTTTCTTATCCATCCACCCATACTGCGCGTCCCACTCATCACGCTCAGCACGCGACCTCATCGCCGCGTCCTCCTGCTTCTGAAACCGCGACAAGTCATCACACAACATGCGCGCAAACGCCCAATCAGACTCCTGCCAAAACTCGACCTGCCCGCTAGACGCAAACGACCGCCACAACCGCTTAACCGAATCATGCCACTCTTTACGGGCCGACGGCTTCCGCACAGGACGCGCAACACCGACGCTCGCCGCACCCACACGGGACGCGCGCGCGTCGATAAGCTCATCACGACGCTTAGGAATACTCGGCACACAAACACCCCTATCAACCACACAAGCCCGGGTGTTTCTCAACCCTCACAAACTTACCGCGAGAACGCTTCACAGCCGCCCAATAACCACGACCACCCTCACCACCAGTCTTATGCCGGTGATGCTCAGAACACAACGCCCTCAAGTTAGCAAACGAATCATCATCATTAGGGACCTCATGGTCAACGTCCGTAGCCGGTGCCCCGCACACGCCGCCACCACTCAAACGCCACTGACACTTGAATCCGTCACGCTCCAACACGACACGGCGGCGCTTCTCCCAATCAGCCGGTAAACGCTTACTACGCGGCGAACGCCCTGACCTCACCCACGGCATACCCCCACAAACCCCCATATCTACCAGAACGTACCGCACCAACAAAACAATAATAATAGGAACCACTATCAACAAACAGCATAAAGCACGAACCACACCACACAAGCCAACAAGCCACACATGCTAACACGCCCACCGCGCAAACCTTGAACTGCCACCCACAATTTTCACAAGCCCACACCCACACGCAAAATGACACTGCCCCCGAAAATAACACGCCACCCCTCGCCTATTAAACGTGACACGTGCACTTAATGCCCATCGACCTTTGAGCTGCCACGCATAAGAACTGCTAAGACCGGGCGGTAGGGGCTTCGCTGATCCAAAAGTATGCGGGCCGGGGTATATTTATGCATGGGCTGGGGTTTAGACCTCACGCGCGCTTCGAGCGCGTTTGAGAATGATTGTCGTTATGTGTTGCGTGCGTGTCGCGTGTATAGGAACGCGCGCGCGTGATACCTCATTACGTCTTGTCTGTCAACACTCTAACCGCGTCTGTGGTGTACGTCACCTCACTGCCCTGGCACGCACTCCCCGTCTCACTGCCTGCCGTAGTGCGTGCCTGCCGTAGTGCGTGCGTGTCTATATATAGCGTGCGTGCCGTGGGTAGCGAGTGGGCGTGTCAAGCGCAATTTTTTATTATGTTGCGCGGATTAGCCTGTGTTTGCGTTGGTATTCTGCCACTTTATCGGTGTGTGACGTAGCTCACACTCAAATGAGTTGACTTCACTCCGAGGGTGTGCAATTATTTTCTTGTCGCTGAAAGACAGCGATCGAGCCTAGAAAACTCGTAAGACGTGATGACCCACGTCAGTAGGTCATTTTTTTATTCCCGTGAGCTTCATGCCGGGTGTCGCCGTAATACAAGACGCGTGAAGCGGAATAAGGCGGGGTGTTCTTACCACTTTTCTAGCGCCCGGCTTTCACATATCTGTTAGTACGGGGAGTGTACTATGTCTACTTTTCCATCAGTTCAAGCCGTCGAAGCGTGGGTTATTCCCATGCTCGGAGAATTCGCGGATGACTTCGATATTGACGCGATTGTGAGCGATATCCGCTCTACCCTATCCGCTGGCCAGAGCCTCAATGATCTGCCACAGAGCACGATAAACGCGATTCTACGGGCGCACGATATAAGCGCGCGCGGGTAAAGACTTACCCGGTGCGACAACACCGGGTAAGGCGCTGGCAAAAGCCGGCGTAAGTGTCCATTGAAAGGAAAAATAAATGGACATCTTTCCTGATGTGTTCCTAGTTCTCTTAGCATTTTCCGAACTGTGGCCTATGTGGCTA